GTTGTGAACAATATGTGCATAATCTTTTAGACGGTAACAATAATGAAATTACAGTGTACAGCATTTTTGACGAAGCATACATACAACACCTATTGAGATTGAACAACCTTGAACTACAATGCAATGGGTTGGATCTTTTTCCTACCACAACACAACAGCTTAGAAATTTAACATATGAAAAGATGCACAATACAAATTAAAGACGAAGTAAACATCAAGATTGAAGGGCTCGAACTTGATGCTCGTCGTGCGCTAGTAAATGCATTTAAGTATGATGTGCCTGGTGCACGTTATTTGCCAGCAGTTAGACTAGGGCGGTGGGATGGCAAGGTCAGTTACTTTCAACTTGGTGGCAGCACTTATGTAAACTTACTACCTGAGATTATTCCTATATTAGAAAAGTTCAACTACGACATTGAACTAGATGACCAACGCGAATACTCTACCGTGTTTGACTTTACACAGATCCGAGAGGATTCGTTTGCACACAAGACATGGCCCCAGACACATCCAATGGCAGGTGAACCTGTGGTGTTGCGTGACTATCAGGTTGAGATCATCAACAACTTCTTGGGCAATCCGCAATGCATACAAGAAGTGGCCACTGGCGCAGGCAAGACCTTGATCACTGCCGCACTGAGCTTAAGCATAGAAACATATGGACGTAGCATTGTTATTGTACCTAACAAGAGTTTGGTAACACAAACAGAAGCAGACTACAAGAACCTAGGGCTAGATGTTGGGGTGTACTTTGGTGACCGTAAAGAGCATGGTCGGACACATACAATTTGTACCTGGCAAAGTTTAAATGTGCTGATGAAGAACACAAAGAACGGTGTAGCAGATGTTACCATACAGGACTTTATCGAGGACGTGGTATGTGTGATGGTAGACGAAGTACACATGGCCAAGGCAGATGCACTCAAATCCTTGTTGACAGGCATCATGGCTAGAGTGCCGATTCGATGGGGATTGACCGGAACTGTGCCCAAAGAGCCGTTTGAATTCCAAGCATTAAAATGCAGCCTTGGCCCTGTTATTAGCCAACTCAGCGCAAGCGAACTACAGGATCGTGGTGTGCTGGCACAGTGTCATGTGAACATTGTACAGTTGGTGGACCACGCAGAGTTCTCAAATTATCAAAGTGAGTTGAAGTTCTTGTTGGAAGAGCCAGACAGACTCACTGCCATTGCCAACTTGGTGTCACATGTTAACGACACAGGCAATACACTTGTATTGGTGGACCGTGTAGCAGCCGGTCATGCTTTGATTGAACGCCTGGGCGATCGAGCAGTGTTTGTATCAGGTGCAACTAAAGCAGGAGCAAGACAAGATGAATATGACGAAGTGGCCACCAGTACTGGCAAGATTATTGTGGCGACTTACGGTGTGGCCGCTGTGGGTATTAATATTCCAAGGATTTTTAATCTGGTTCTTCTTGAACCCGGAAAGAGCTTTGTCCGTGTTATACAGTCAATTGGGCGCGGCATTAGAAAAGCGGAAGACAAAGACCATGTAGAGATCTGGGACATAACCAGCACTTGTAAATTTGCCAAACGACACTTGACCAAACGCAAAGTATTTTATCGTGATGCAAACTACCCGTTCTCGCAGGAGAAGTTGGAATGGAAATGACACAGCCGGAACCACTCAAATGTTTTTTCTTAGAACACGGGTATAACAATTTAAATTCATCTGCGTGTTGTGAACTAACAAATTCGTTTCCATCGGCTGTTAATTTTGCTAGCTTACATAACAACAAGAGTTTTGTTGAGATAAAACAAAGCATGGACGCTGGAATTTGGCATAGTGCATGTGAACGATGTCGCATGACTGAAGCATCACCAAACACACAGGCTCAATCAAAAAGACAAGGGTCATTAAAAAAATATACGTTTTCGAATTATAATAAAAATGCTGGACTGATTGATTTGCAACTGGCACCAGGTTACCTCTGCAATCTTCAATGCCGTACATGCAACCCGTATTTGAGCAGTAGCTGGGTCAAAGAAGATATCGAATTGCCCGGTGCTCTTTCTAGAACACCACGCGATAGTTTTAGTATTCCAATAAAAGTTAATCGGCAATCAATGCTTGATTACAACACCAGCTGGACAGGCGTCAAGTATGTAAATTTTGTCGGCGGCGAACCATTGTATAATCCTGAGTTTTATACAGCACTGGCAAAGTTGTTAGCTGATACTGATGGTGACTGCGAGCTTGCACTTACTACAAATGGTACAGTCTTGCTAGACCTAGACAAGTATCAATTGTTATCTGACTTTAAGCGTGTTTATTTGACTGTAAGTATTGATTCCATTGGTGCCAGCGCAGAATTTATACGAACTGGTGTCACCTGGAGTAAAGTGGTAAAGAATATAGAATTTTATAAATCATCTCAAATGTTCAGTAACGCAATCAATTTTCATTTGACAAACAGTGTTCTAAATATGTTCGAAACACACCCAGCATTAGAATGGCTAGAGTCAATGGAAATACCAAATTGTGGACTAACCACCCACATAAGTGATCCGCAGTATCTGACATACAACATATTAACTGACCTTGAAAAACAGGTGCTAGTAAAGCGTCTAACAGGAACCAAAGCCGATTATATTGCATCGGTGCTGCCTAGTTACCAGCATAGTCCTGCTGATAGATCAAACTTTTTTCAATTCATGGAGCATACAAAAAACTATCATGGCCAGGATTGGAAAGATTATTTGCCGGAGTTGTATTCTCTTATGAATTAACATTTACGTATTATGGAAAAAACAAAGCCCAGATTACTAGTAGTAGGAGACAGCTTCTTTTCAGTTGACTCCAAATTTCCCGGACAGCATTGGTCAGAAATGCTGCCCGACTATCAAGTGATAAATTGTGCATACCCTGGCAATTCCATTGGCATAATACTACATGATCTAATTGACGGCCTAAAGCACAGTCCCGACGCTGTGGTCATTGGGTTTACTAATCCTGGCAGGATTGAATTTGAAAACACCCATGTTGAGGTTAATCGACAGTGGATAACCAATCAACACCGGCATCTGCTAAATCAGGACCAGAAATTGTTAATGACCTTGCGTCAGTCGTTGACAAACCCTGTGTGGGAAAACTTTAGTGCATTTTGGCAAATTGTTGGCGCTTTGTCTGTGTTAAAGAATCAGAATATTCCTTTTGTTTACTCGCTGGGCATATATCAACAGTTAATGGCAGTCACTGAACTGTTGATCCAACACAGTGATGTAGTAAACACTCAACTGTCTAGATTTGCATTGCATGAAATTGAATTGAATTTGGCCACATACCCGTTAGAGCTACAAACAAATTTTAATCCTTTGTTCCATGTTCCAGATCCGGACTGGCAATCAAGATTTGCCAATGAAGTAATAACAAAGTTAAAAACACTTGACATTTGACTTTATATACTGTATTATACACATATGAGAATTCTAACACTTGACCAAAACAGAGCCTACGACCTCGACCATCTTCCAGAGGAAGTTGAAGACATGAGGTTTGCTATATTTGACAACAGTGATCCCAAAGATCCCGACTATCATTATATTCCACTTATCTTTTTAGAAAGTTTTAATGCCCCTGCGTTAGTACTACAAATTGGCGAACATAAAATCCGTATGCCCATGGACTGGCAGGTGCTGATTGGTGAGCCCGAAGTAGGTGACCTTGAAGTGCTGCCATTGACCAGTATCAACGATCGTGGGTTTAAAGTGTTCCAGTTCAATCCACTCAGCAGTTTCCGTCCAAGTTTCCCAACCATTGAAATTGTGGATGTGTATCACGAAGTGGCCTGGTATGCACCCAAACTAAAGAATGGACAGATGTTGTGTATTCCCTTGAGCGATGATCCCAAGCCAGACTGTGTGTATTTTGTCAAAGACATCAGCCGTAATTGCGAAATTGTGGACTATGATAAGGCCTGGTAATGAGCGATAAACTAAACATTGCCAATGAGATGCGACAGTTTGATCGCAAGAACCGAGATTTCTACAATGAGCTCTCAGATGAAGAACGCAAGAAATTCTCAAACTTTTTAATGTTGCGATGGGGCAGTGCAGTAGAAGGGTCAAGAGAACTGCAGGAGTTCTATGTCATTGCACTGAATGAACGCTTCAACAAACATTTCTTTACACTGAGCCGGCACCCTGGTCTGCAATGGCTGTGTGCC